TTACGTCCGAGAAACGAACTTGCCCCACACCTTGCGGAAGATGCCGACGCCGATGAGAGCGCCGAAGATGACGATCGCAATCGTCTTCACGGCATCGAAGGTCGCGTCACCGTTATCGGCGATCGCCGTGATGGTGGTGTCAGCTGTGCCTGCGGCCTGAGCGCCCATTGAGGCAATCAGAAGGAAGACGACAGCGGAAACGTATGCGTACGCGCGGCTGAGATGTTTCATGGGAGTAGTGAGGTAGCCCACGGGCGCAAAAACAGATGACCGACCCCTTGAAAACGCTCAGGAAGTTACCGGCTAGCCTTGCACAAACCATGGACACGCTCGCGAGTGAACATAACAAACAGTCTACGATCAAGCTTTTTGTTATGCCGCCCTGGGGGGTGTGACCCCCCCAAGAACGGAGGTCTCGCGAACGTGTTCACGGTTCGATGGCAGTGGCCAGTCGAGACCCGTCGGGAACACTACCCCCAATCGGGCCATATGCAAGCTATCTCCGTTCCTCCAGTCGAGACCCCCGTAACTCTCCGAATGGTGACCACGGCACGACCGGCCTAATGGCCGCCCCTTCGGGGTTGCTTCGCAAGTCGCCGCTCGCGCAGACGCTCACGGTGCCCATTCCACTACAGGGAACGTCCACAGGACGCCCCTCCGGGGTTGCTTCGCAATTCCCTTCCGTTACAGGGCATCGCCGCCCCTGCGGGGTTCAGAGAGTGACGGGTCCCCCTTCTCCTTCCGGAACTCCGATGGGGAAGAGAAGTGTGGGGGAGAAGGTAGTGGGACATGTACAGATCAGGTTTCCAAGCCATGCCGGGCGCTGGCGCGCCCGGCAATGGGTGGATTTCTCAGACGGGACCATGTGCCCACACCCTTCGCGCCGCGATTCTCGGGGCCTCGGACGTTTTCGGCCAGAGCTTGGCACTGTGTCCGAGCGTGAAGATTCAGTGTGCCCAGGTTGCCCCCGGACAGGGACTGACCTATCCCCGCGCTTGCGCTACTACGTGAGTTCGGCCTGAGTTAACCGGGCAACCCTCTTCATTTCTGGTCTCATGCATTCCCCGTCGTCGCTTATGGGAGACGAACCGGATGAGACCCTCCGAGAGTATGACCGTCGCGTTGTTTCCGAATTTCTGTGCCTCGTAGTGCTGCGCCGCGTCGCGCTCTGACACCGTGCACATGTACTCGAGTGCAGTTAACCCACTCTCATACAGAAAGACCCTAGCATTGCCACCGCCGCAAGATTCCCACTCATTCTTCAGAGCGAAGACCGTGCCTCGGTGCACCCAGCTTTTCGGAACCCCCGCAACTAATGCGTGTAAATGCAGACGCGAGCCCATTTCGCCAAGCTCGCGCCTGCACACCCACAGGAGACGTTTAGGCCGTGTCCGCGTCCATCTTTCGAGGCCACGCAACCAGCGTAGATACATCGAGCCATGAACATAGTTCGGCACCAGCTTCTTGAAAGATAGGGTGCACCAGAACTGCCACTCGACGGAACTCAAGAGATGAACGTACGGATTCTCCATATGGCCTGGTCGTTCTATTTGTCGTGGACCTGAAGAATGGTCCCAGACGCACGGACGCGACCCGCGAACACCGAAAGGTCCGTTATGCCAATCGACAGCCGTTTATCCACCAGCTTCCCGGCATATTTGTCTTTCTCGTGGTCGCGCAGCTCATAATCAAACGTCTGTTTGAACCTGCAGCCAGGCGCTTTTTCGAGATCGAGCATACAAAGGCTCAGGGCTTGAACAAGGCCCTTCTTACCTTCCCAGGATCTGCTTTCCTCGGAGATGACTAGCACTTCGACTTTCATGGTGTTTTCTTTCTTGTGGCTCCGTTGGTGGCGTCGCGATGAGGAGCCTGCACAGCGCGACGGACGATCACCTGCCATTCCTCAGCGGGAATGCACTGCAGGCCGATCAAAACGGAGGCTTTAGGGGAGGCTTCGCCGGGAAGACCTATAGCCCTAAGCGCGGGCAGCGCGGACCCCTCAGGCCGGGCGGCCAGTTTGCCGAGGGATAAGGAGGCACCCCCCCTCTTCAAAGTGCGCCAGAATCGAAAATGGAACGTTAAAGATTTCACTGCCAATGCACGACTGCCTTCTTTGGGCGCGGAGGAAGCTGCGTCGGTCGCTGGGCCGGAACATCACTATGGATATGCGCGCGCCCGCCTGGAGAAGCCGGCGCCTGGCGGTAGCGCACACCGTCATAGACGCACCATGAATCCGTCACCTGCGTTAGGAGAGGATCGTTGCCGCGAAGCCAGCGGCCGTCCGACAGACCAACGCGCCCGATACCCGCCGCGACGACGTAAGCCGTCATGTAGACCGAGTCAGAATCCTCGATTGGCTTGGTCGTGGTCATTACGACAACCATCGGTTCGCGATTAGATGAGGCCACGAGCGGAGCAGAGGATGGGGCCGCAGTGCCAGCTGGATGCGTGTCCGGCTTTTTCCCGCCCGTGACCATCATCTTATCGAGGCCGAAACCCAGGAGCGCAGAGAAGACGTTCGGCACGAAGTAAAGACCACCAATGAAAAGCGCAACGACGACGACGAACCATTTGTAGTTCAGCCCCCGCGACTTCTCCATTGTATCCGCTCGATTGCCAACGACTCCGACGCCGGCCGCCGTGTCGTAGCACGAAGCGTATCCGCTCACGTCGAGCGTGTAGGTCCGCGTTTCCATCGCCTTCGACGTCGGCCCTGGCGGAGACGTGTAAACCGAACGAAGGAACACGGGCGGAGGACTAAAGAGACCGAAGCCGAACTTCAGTTTCTTCAGATACTTCACATACGTAAAGTCCTGCGCCAGTTTGCGAAAACGCTTCTCCACATTCTCAAGACTCTGCGTGATGCAGACAACGTCGTCACCGAGCTTCCGATGTTGTGAAAGATAAAAGAGGGCGGACTGCCCCGTTGTCTGCCAGGCCCGCGAATCGAAATAGATGTGAATCTCATCAATGACGTATAGCACGCCACCCAGAGCGTAAGCGGAGACCCAGAAATGTGCCCCGTCTGCGTTCCTTGCTTCACCGGCGAGCGATGATGAGATTTCCAAACCGGACTGCCGAAGTTCAGTTGCATATTCTTGTGTGGGGATGATGACCTTTGTGAAATCCAGCCGCTTACCTTCTTTCTCGCACTCTGTTGTTACATGCGCCAGGCGCAACCCTACGCCCCGCGTTAACCAAAACCGTCCGGTCGCGTCTTCGTCAAGCAAGACCAACCGCGTATGAAGGTCCACGTCGGCCGTTGGATGTTCCCTTGCGATGAACGCCGCCAGCTCTTCACGCTTGAGCGCAACGTTCGTGATCACCGGCCGCTTGCCATAGACCAATTCCTCCACGATCCAGCGCGTGGCCAAGAGTGACTTGCCATTGCCGGGCAGCCCGCAGAGGAATTTGACGCTCATAGCTCCGCGAACATCAGGAAGACGACGCTGAGCGTCAGGCCCAGGCAGAAGACGTGAATCCAGAGCGGCAGCATCACGACATGGTGGTTACGTGTTCAAATGCGCCGGCGAGCATCTTGAGCCAGCGGACGACCCAAAGCCCCATGCCGGCCGCCGCTCCGAACGCCGCACCGCGGAAGAACCAGTAGAGAGGACTCGCCGCTTCATCCGATGCGACTTCGCCCGTCTCTTGAATCCACACACGAACGCCACCGATTTGTGTCGCGCTCCAGTTCGCCAGACCGACCTGGACAGGTCCGAAGTTCGTTGCAGTGGCCTCGTACACTTGCACGACGTTTGTGCCGTCTGGAGTGAACCGGCCCGAGAAGGTTGTCCCGGCAGGCATCAGCGTCGCGCCTGGCAGACCGGAGATGACCAGGCGAACCGCACCGGTCGATTGGTTGGACACGAAGAGTTCAGCGCCCGATGCAGAGACCAAAAACCCGAGGGTCAACACAGCGCCCCCCCTAATCAAAACGCGTCTCAAGCCATCGTAGAGCTTCGTTAAAGCCCGAGACTCAAGATACGCGACACCATGCGTAGTGAGGCCGAGGATATTCGCCACGGTCCGTCGATCCCTAACACATTCAAGAGTGCGAACAATGCGACGGCCACGCTTAACCATCGCAATATCACGTAGAGTTTTCGCCCGTTGGGACGCGTATACATGGCTCATATTCCGGTTAGATGTCGGGCAACAGTTGAGACAAGCCAGAAGAGCGCCCCTTGCCCGAAGCGCCAGGCTACGCCAGAAGTGGCGCACGAAAGCATTGTCGTAATCGGTATCCAGTTGTCGTCGATGTAGACGATGACCGCGTGTAAGGAACCCGTGAAGTATTGGAGCGGTCCTGCCAGGATGAGAGAGAAAGTGCCTTGCGCCGCGACGTAGATACCGAACGCCACCGGAATACCCGCGAAGACCAGCGTCAGCGCAACGGCCATCGCCTGCGTAGACGCAATGTTGAAGTTACTGCCGAGGATGGCCTC